AGAGAAACTGGCATTAAAAGTATGTTTCAAGGTATTTTGCAATTAACTTTAAAATATATGGATAAGCCGAGAACTATCAGGTTGGCAGGTAAATATATAGAGGTTGATCCTCGAGAATGGGATAATCAATACGATATAAGCATTAATGTTGGATTAGGAACTGGAGATCAAAGACAGCAAATGGCATTACTTCAAATGGTAATGGCAAAACAGGAAGAGATTATTAAGGGATATGGACCTAGCAATCCTTTGGTTAGCGTAGGTCAGTATCGTAATGCTTTGGAGAAGTTTATTGAGTTATCTGGTTATAAAGATGCGAAACAATTCTTTAGAGAAATACCACCAGAAGTAGATCAAGCATTATCACAACCAACACCTAAACAACCTGATCCATTAGTAAGCGCAGCAATGCAACAAGCACAGGCACAATTAATGCTAGATAAACAAAAAGCAGAAGCAGATATTGCTTTGAAACGTGAAAAAATGATGGCTGATTTACAGTTAAAACGTGATGAAATGATGGCTGACTTGGAATTAAAGCAACAAGAGTTATTAGCTGAAACTCAATTAGATCAACAAAAAGCGATGATGGGCAGATAGTGTTAGAAGAGTTAAGAAAACTTACTTATAGCATAGCAAGAGGAGTACCACAGGCTGCAACAGGGTTTGTTGATTTGGCTGCATTGCCTTTGACTTTATCAGGAATGATAAAACCAGAAGATGTAGTTGGGAGTACAGATTATTTAACAAAATTAGGACTTTTGCCTAAACCAGAACAAGGTTTATTGCCAGAAACAACAGAGTTGGTTTCTTCTTTACTAAGTCCGGGGGGAGCAACTAAAGCAGCGTTAGTTGGTGCAGGTGGATTATTAGGTGATGCTATATTAACAAGTGGAGCATTAGAAAGATTACCACCTCCAGTAGGTGCTGTATCTAATCCTATAAATTTATTTCATGGAACAAATACCCAATTTGATGAATTTAACACACCGACTGTTTGGTTTACCGATAACAAAAAATTATTAGAATCGCCTACAGGATATGATGGTATAGGAAAACCGAAATACATCATGGAAAGAACTATAGATGATAAAAATTTAAATTTATTAGATTTATCAAAAGAAAGTGATCTTAAATTGCATGAAAATAAATTTACAGATCAACTTATTGACATGGGATATGACGGGGTAAAGTACCCAGGCACTTTCAGAGGGAGAGACGAGAATGTTTATGAAATCTATCAACCGGGATTATCAAAACTAGGAAAAGTTCCAAGTTCTGTAAGCTCAGTTGAAATACCTAAAGGGTTACTAAGCAATCAAGTTCCTATAAAAAAAGAAGGGGAAGGGTTGCTTTCAAACATTCAAGTAGATAGGCTTGAACGGGCTAAAGAATTAGGTTTTGATACTGATCGAGTTATGTATCATGGCTCAACATTTGATATTAAAAAATTTGGTGGAGAACCTAGCCCAGATAGTGCATTTGGTTCAGGATATTACTTTACCTCAAACCCAGAAGATGCAAGTATTAATTACGCAGGAGAAGGACCAGATTTAACAAACAGAATTATAAGAAGAGCAGAAGAATTAGAAAGTGATGAAATTCCCTATGATGAAGCAAAAAAAATTGCAAAAGAAGAATTAAAAGGAGAAGCAGAAGCAGTCGTTTACCCTGTTTATTTGAATGTCGGCAATTCATTTGATATTAGAAAAAATGGAACAAATCCATTTTTAGATGCTGATTACCCAGACCCTTTTGAACAAGATCGTGATTATTATTTAAAACAAACAGATGGCGATATTGATGAAGCAAGAGAGTTAGCAGAAGAAGCAAGGTTTGATTATGAGCCAGAAGGAACATTTGTAAAGTTTTATGATTCTGTTATGAATAATTACGATATGAGCTCAAGCGATAAAGAAGAATTTGCATCTCGTTTCGGAGACTATTTATTTGAAGGAATTAGCGCAAAAGACTTAGATAAACAGTTTAACAAATTAGAGATTTATCCAGAAAGCGAAAACGGAGAGTTAACAAAATCAGAAGTATTTAGACAAGCATTAGAAGATGCAGGGTTTGATTCTATTCAACATGATGCAGACAGATTTAAAATGCAAGGAACAGAAGGAACAGAACATACAATTATCTTTGACCCGAAAAATATTCGGTCGACTCAGGCAGAGTTTGACCCAAAGAAAATAGACGATAAAGATATTTTGTCTTTTAACCAAGGATTGTTAGGGATAGCATAATGGCAACAGAATTTGAAGTAGATCAGTTATATCAAGAAGTATTAGGTCGTCCTTTTAATGATGGCTTTGATATTTTAAATACTTTTACTACAATGACACCAGAGGAAGTTAAAAATTATTTAATACAATCTCCAGAAGGTCAGTTTCAAAGTCAATTCCAAAGTGAAGTTGGCAGACCAATGACAGATGCCGATAGGTATTTTTATATGGAGCAGGCTAAAACAGGTAATTACGGAGATAGTAACGCAGATGGTGTAGTTGATATTTACGATATTTTGTATAATATTGCTCAAAGTGATGAAGCAAAAAGATTTGATGCACCAGTAGTTGTAGATCAACCTGTAAATGTTGTTGATCAAACAGCAGTCGATGCAGGGTTTTCTCCATTAGACTTTTCGATCCCAAACATGACGCAAGTTATAAATCCTAACGTGGAAACTGTGCCTTTGCAGATAACAGGTGGTTCGCAAATTCTACCAACACCCTTACCTGCTAACCCACAATTTTATGGAGTAGATCCAATGACAGGAGTTACAGGCTTATTATCAAATGCTGCAAATCCAACATTTAGATCAGGAGTTGCAGGGTTTACAAATATTTTACCGTACCAATTCCAGTTCGGTGTGCCAGCAGTTACCGCTGAGATTCCTTATTTTGGAATGGAAAATGCTACCACACTAGAAAATGTAGTTGATGATACAAGTAGTGCTAATGGTGTCTCAGAATTTCGCGGTATTTATGGACAATGATGACACCTAATGAAGCAATATTTTTATTAGAAAAAACAAAGTTTAAAGAAGAAATTCAACAACTAATTCTTATAAATTTAGAAAGTATAAAAAACACCGAGCAACACCAGTACGAAGATAGAGAGGATTACTTTCGTAAGATCAAGGTATTAGAAGAGATTCTTGCGCATTTTGAATCTTTGTCAATTACAGAAAGAATAAAGAAACGTAAATTTTTTTTAACTTAAAAGGATTAAAACTATGAGCGAAACTGTCACCGAAAATCAAGGCATGGAATCGTTAGATACTCAGCAAGCAGCAGGTAAAATTCTTGGTCTAATGGAGCAGAATGAGGCATCGCAAGATCAACCTCAAGAGCCAAAAGCAGAACAAGAAGAGCAAGCAGAGCAGCAAGTAGAGGACGTTGTTGAGGCAGCACCAGAAGAAAATGAAACTGAAACAGAAGAAGCACCGCAACTCGAAACTTATCGGATCAAAGCCGAAGGGGAAGAGCATGAGGTTACTTTAGATGATTTAGTTAAAAATTATCAACTGGAAGCAAATGTTCGAAAAAAGATGGAAACCCTTGCGCATGAAAAAAAGGAAATTGATGGAATAAAAACTGACTTGCAAACTAAGGTAAAAGACTTAGAGCAAGTTACGAAAACCCGTCAGGAATATGATGCAAGACTTCAACAGATAGACCAGTTTTTGTCGCAGCAAAAGGAAGATTTAACAGGCTTGAAAGAATCTGACCCAATAGCATATGTGACTAAATTTGCAGAACAGCAAGAAAGAGAAAAACAGCAACAACAGGTTAACGCCGAAAGATTAAGGCTTGCTCAAGAGCAACAACTACAAAATCAAAGGCTAATCGAAGAGCGTCTAAAAGTTGAAAGTAAACGTGTTAAAGAAATAATTCCTGATTTCGCTAATCCCGACAAAGCATCAAAATTACAGAATGAATTACGTTCTTATGCGAAGAAAAAAGGGTTTAGTGAGGAAGAAATTAACGTAGCTCCTTTTCAACACGATAGCAGGCACATTGATATAATGTACGAAGCCTATCAGTGGAACAAGCTACAAAAATCTAATCCTAGCGTTCAAAAGAAATTAAACAAAGCACCGAAGATGATGAAACCCGGTGTGAGTCAACCAAGAGATGATAAAAGAACGCGAGTAAACAAACTTAAACAACGAGCCAAGCAGACCGGCAAGATTAAAGATGTTGCCGCTGTCTTGGAAAGTATTATTTAGGAGATTTAAAAAATGGCAACATTTACAACACATAGCGCAGTAGGTGAAAGGGAGGACTTGCAAGATGTAATCTACTCCATTTCTCCGACTGATACACCGTTTATGAACTCAGTAGGTCAAGGGCAGGCGAGTGGAGTTTTGCACGAATGGCAAACTGATAGTCTTGCTTCAGTTAACGTTGGTAATGCAGCAGTTGAGGGGGCAGATGCTTCAACAGCCACATTAGCTGCAACTACCAGATTATCAAACCACTGTCAGATCAGCGAAAAAACTATTTCTATCAGTAGAACTTTAGAAGCAGTTGATAAAGCAGGGCGCAAAAGTGAGGAAGCGTATCAACTTGCGAAAGCAGCAAAAGAGATTAAAAGAGATATGGAAGCAATTCTTCTTTCTAATCAGATTGCAAGTGCAGGTGGTTCGGCTCAAGTTCGTCACTTAGGCGGTCTTCAAACATGGATTGAAACTAATGGTGTGTTTGCTTCTGCTGGTGTCGCAGGTTCTATTGGTTTAACAGCAAGAGTTGATGGAACGATAGATGGCGCAGAAAGAACATTCACAGAAACTTTGCTAAAAACAGTGGTGCAAGAAGTTTACACCGCTGGCGGAGATCCCAATATTCTAATGGTTACTCCTTCTCATAAACAGACTGTGAGTGGCTTTGCTGGGATAGCCGCACAGAGGTACATGGCTCCGGGTGATCAGCCTACTACAATTATCGGAGCAGCAGATGTTTACATGAGTGATTTTGGAACAATATCAGTTGTACCAAATCGATTTATGCTTTCATCTAATAGTGCTGATGATGTGGCTTTAGTGATTGATCCAGAGTATTTGGAGGTGAATTTTTTAAGGAACTTCACAACAAATGACCTAAGTATCGCAGGGGATCAGGCGGCTAAGAAGCAACTCGTCGCAGAGTACACTCTAGGGGTTCTTAATGAGGGCGCACAGGGTATTGTTTCTGATTTGGCGTAATGTATGGACTTTAAAAAAACAATTGTTCATCAAAGTGAGAACGGTGTAATCCTAGAAGATGTACAGGATTGCACCGCAATCATTGAACAGAATAAAAAAGAATTTAATCAAACAAAAAAAAGTGATCCTTGGAGCGGTGAGCCTTTTCGTAATAAGGTTGCGTCAATTCCTTTGACTGTTTTTGATGAATTGAACCGGCAAGGCATTTTGAGAGGCTTTTCAGTTGTTGATGAAAAAAAGTTTAAGGCTTGGTTAAATAATTCTGATAATCAATATTTTCGCACTCGAACAGGTAAAATATAATCATGGCTCTAAGTACTTATTCTGAACTACAATCATTAGTTGCAAATTATTTAGCTAGAAGTGATTTAACAGCGCAAATTGTTGATTTTATTCAGTTAGGTGAGGTGCGCTTGCGTAGAGATTTACGATTGCGAGAAATGTTAACTACTGCTGATTTAACAGTAAATGCTCAAGAGGTAGATGTGCCGAGTGATTTTTTACAGCTACGAGAAATACACTTTGATACTACTCCCATAACGCAGCTTGATTATTTAGTGCCAACAAGTTTTTTTAGAAATGGGCGCGTGAAAGAAATAGGCAGACCAGTATTTTATACGGTCACTGGAGATAAGTTTTTGTTTGGCCCTTCTCCAGATGCAACGCTAACGGCTAAATTATTATATTATCAAAAACCTAATTTTTTATCCGACAGCAATACGAGTAATGTTTTCCTTACAACTTGTCCTGATGCTTTACTGTATGCAACATTGGCGGAGAGTGAACCCTTTTTAATGAATGATGAAAGAGTTGCGATTTGGGCTAGCCTATACGATAGAGCGAGAATACAATTAACAAGCAGTGATGATGCCGCGGAGTTTAGTGGTAATCCAATGCAAATGACAGTCACATGAAAGCCATTACTTTTGGAGAATGGTTGCCAGATCAACCACCGATTGCAGGTGCTTTAGTCGAGGCAAAGAACGTTATTCCTAATCAAATAGGATATGCGCCTTTGCCATCTGTTTCCGCAATCAGCAATGATGCTTCAGATACACTTAATGGAGTTTTCGGAGGTCGTTTTGGTACTGTTACAAAAGTATTTGCTACATCGAATACAAAGATTTTTCAATACAGTAGTTCAAATTTAAACTTATCAAATGTTAGTAGATCAGGCAATTATTCTGCAAGTCCAACTGGTAGATGGTCTTTTGCACAATTTGGTAAAGTTGTACTAGCTGCAAATGGAGCAGAGCCACTACAAGGATATACCCTTGATTCTTCTAGTACCTTTCTTAATGTGGCTAGTGCAGCACCAACAGCATCTTTTGTTTCTGTTGTAAGGGATTTTGTTGTATGTGCAAAAATACCAAGTAACCCAAACAGAGTGTTATGGTCAGATATAAATGATGAGACTGATTGGATAAGTGGCCCTGCAAGTCAGTCGGATTTTCAAGATATCCCAGATGGGGGCAACGTCGTTGGAGTACAAGGTGGTGAATTTGGATTAATATTTTTAGAAAAAAGTATTAGCAGAATGACTTATGCAGGTGCACCATTATATTTTCAGTTTGATACACTTAGTAGAGGTTTAGGTTGTTTAGAACCTAGATCAATAGCACAGTATGGAAGTTTATCTTTCTTTTTAAGTGATGATGGATTTTATTATTGTGATGGACAAAAAATTGTTCCGATAGGGGCAGAAAAAATAGATAGATTCTTTTTTAATGATGCAGAATTAGCATTGTTGAATACAATGAGTTGTGCTGTTGATCCTGTTAGAAGATGTGTTTTTTGGTTATATACAAATAATTCATCTGTACATCC